TTTATATTCTTTTTTATATTCTTTTTTATATTCTTTTTTATATTCTTTTTTATATTCTTTTTTATATTCTTTTTTATATTCTTTTTTATATTCTTTTTTATATTCTTTTTTATATTCTTTTTTATATTCTTTTTTATATATTTATTATTTAAAAATAAATAATATATTATATTAATACATAATAAATAATAAAATATGGATTTATATTATGAAGTATTAAATAATATTAAAATTAATATAAAATACTTTACACAATTAGAATTAATTAATAAAATATTTATTATTTTTTTAATAATTCTCTTTATTATTATTTGTTCTAATAAATATAAAAATTATAAAAATTATGAAAATTATGAAAATTTAAATCAAGAAAATAGAAATTTATTATTTAAACCTAATTATTATGAAATTAAAAATAATACTGATATATACGATGAATTATATTCTATATATTATGATACTATACATTTAGATAAGACTAAAAATGATTATGAAATTAATAAAATTATTAAATATATTGATGATAATAACTCTTTTAATATCGATATTAAAATTTTAGATGTAGGTTGTGGAACAGGATATCATGTTAATAAAATAAATAATTATTCTGATAAATATAATATTATCGGAATAGATAAATCAAAATCTATGATTAAAATAGCTAAAGAAAAATATCCAAAATCTGTATATAAAAATATGGATATTTTAAATAATAATTTAGATATTGAATCTTTTTCACATATTATTTGTTTAAATAATACAATTTATTTATTAAATAATAATGAAAAAAAAATATTTTTTGAAAATTGTAATAATTTATTACAAAATTATGGATATATTATATTACACGTTGTAGATAGAAATAAATTTAATCCATATAATAATAAAAGTGAAATTAAAGAATTACATAATCCTGAAAAATATGGAAAAAAAGCTACAAGTTTAATTATAAAATTTAGTAAAAATATAGAATATTTTAGTAATTATGAAATTACCGAACCCGATAATTATACTGGTTTATTTAGTAAATACAAAGAAAAAATTCAAAATTTTGAAAATAATAGTATTAGAAAAAATGAAATTAATATGTATATATGTCCTAATAAAGAATTAATAAATATTGCTAATTCAAAAGGTTTTAAATTCAAAGACAAAATTAATTTAGAACCAAACTACAAAAATGAATATTTATTTATATTTATGAAAGATTAAAATTTTATATATTTCTCCCTTTTTATATAATTTATAAAAACTATATAAAAATATTAATTTTATATATTTCTCTCTTTAATATATATTTTTTATATATTTATCTCTCTCTCTTTAATATATATTTTTTATATATTTATCTCTCTCTCTTTAATATATATTTTTTATATATTTCTCTCTCTTTAAATATTAATTTTATATATTTCTCTCTCTCTCTTTAATATATATTTATCTCTTTTTTATATAATTTATAAAAACTATATAAAATAAATTTTATCGAACATATTTCCCAACATTAGCAAAACTATCTAATACAAATATTATAAATATTCCTAAAAATAAATATAATATTAATTCCTCACTTATATGATTCGTTTTTTCATCTTGTTGTTCTTCTAATAAATGTATTATATAATCCAATTTTTTTAATAATTTATTATTATCTAAATTATTCATATTATCATTCTTATTATACATATTTATATTTGGTATATTCATTAATTCCGTTTTATAACTATCATTTAAATCCGAATATAAATTTCGTGTAGAAGAATTTAAATAATTTATATGTTCTATATTATTATCGGGATTTGAATTCATCCTTTTTAATTCCTCATTTATTATTGAATTTAATTTTACATTTCCTATTACACTCTTCTCTTTCATTTCTTTATAATTATTATCATCATTATCATCATCGTTTTCTACATTTGTTAATAATAATGATAAATTATTTATTTTCTTTGGTTCTCTCTTTATTTCTTCTTGTTGCATTTTATTTTTATATGTTTTATTTACTAATGTTTTTTTATATATTCCCTTATTTGTATCACTCGTTATTATATTACTTTTGTTATTATCTGAATCTAATGGAGCAGGATTTAATTGATACATAATTCTTATTATAAAAATAAAAGATTATAATATTTTTAAAAACTACTAAAAATTATTATATCATTATTTAATTATACTTTATTTGCTTTTTTATTTTTATCTAAATATATTATAATAATGAAAAAAAAATATAAACCTATTAATGATATTAATTATTATTTTAAATTAGATAATTTATATCATATTTTTGATAATATTAGTTCTAATAAATTATTTATCGGTATTATGATGATATTTTTAAATATTAGTTCACGCTATATTGAACTTAAATTAACAAAAGGACAAGAAATAATTTTTAAAAATATAGCTCGTGAAATTTTAATTTTTACTATTGCATTTGTTGGAACTAAAGATATTATATTATCTTTAATTATTACCGCTGTTTTTATTATTTTAAGTAATTTCGTTCTTAATGAAAATTGCAAATATAATATATTACCTAATAAATATAAAGATATGATTTATTCCTCTGATAATCTTAATATTATTACAAAAGAAGATATTGAAAAAGCAAATCGTATTTTAGAACAAGCTAAAAAACAAGAAAATTTTCAAAATAAAATTACTTTATTAAATACTTTGCAAAATAATCAATAATTCGTTCATATTTTTTATTATTATTATTATATTTTCATAATATAATAATAATTTTATATGGATTTTAATAATATTAATGTTTCATTTAATTATAATATTAAATATAATCAAAATAATAATATTTCTAAAAAATTTTTAATTAATAATTTTAATAATTATTATATTAGAAATATTAATATATATAATAAAATTTTCATCAATAAAAAAAAAAATAAAGAAAATTTTATTAAATATTTGAACGATGAAAAAGAATTTATATATGATTTTAGATTACCATTAACTAATGTTTATTTAGATAAAAATATTTTAAAAAAATTTATAGATAATAATAATTTTAAAAATATTAATAATTTTGAAATTTTTAAAAAATATATTAATTATATTATAGAAAGAAAAAATTACAAATTTTTATTTAAAAATATTGAATATGAAAATATGAATAATATTTTATTTATTCAAAATATTATTAATTCTAATTCTAATTCTAAATTAACACCTTCTAATATTTTAGAAAATATTAATAATAATTTAAAAGAAGAAATAGATATTAATATGGATCCAACTACCGATTATGAAGAAAAATTTAAAAATTTAAATTTCACAAAATTAAAAGCAACAGATATTATAAATTTAAATAATATTAATAAAATTTTTAAATATATAGATAATAATATTTTAAAATCATTTAAAGATAATATTTTTATAAAAAAATTCGCTCAATTTATTGAAAAAGATAAAGATAATGATAATGATGAATATATATTTCAAACATTTATAAAGAAAAATCAATTTTTTGATTTTGAAAATAATTTAGAAGAGTTTTTTTTTATTAAAAATACATCTGATATAGAAACAGATAAAAAAAATAATAATATTATTTATATTTTAAATGAAATTAAAAATTTAACAGATAATTCCAATAGTTCCAATAATTCTAATAATTCTAATAATTCTAATAATTCCAATAATTCCAATAATTCCAATAATTCTAATAATATTTATAATAATTTTAATGAATATAATAATATATTATTTAATTATTCTAAATATTTTTATTCGGAAAATGAATATAATGAATTAACTAAAGAAAAAGAGAAACAAATTCTTTTAAATAATATTGATAATGAAAAATCATTTAATTATAAAGATTTTAAAAAATATATTATTACTTATTACAATATATATAATATTTTAAATTTTTATATAGACCAAAATACCATTATTTTTGTTCCTTCTGAAGATAAAACTAAAACAATTGAAAATAATAAATATTTTTATATTTTTAATCAATCTATTAATAAAATTATAAAAAATAATAAAGATATTTTTATTAAAGTTAAAAAAATTATACCTTGCAAACAATTAATTAATAAATTTATTAATAATAATAAAATTAATGTATCTTTTGATATAGAATATGAAATTATATATACTTATAATACCATTAAATTTTATACAAATATAAATAATATTCTTTTAAATAACTATAAAAATAAATATTTTATTAATAGAAAATTACATTTATTTTTTGAAAAAAATAATAATTATTATAAATACGAAAATATATATTTTGATTGCAATTTAGATTACAATAAAATTATTTATCATTTTAATAATAATAAAAAAACCGATGTTTTTTTAAATAAATATAAAGAATATGATGCTAAAATTATTTTTATAGATATAGATTTATTTAATTATTATAGTAATAATAATAAATACCGATTAAATAATATTTGTAAAGAAGATAATATTAAAGATATTGTTGATTATTATTATATTCATAAATTATTTTTTAAAAAAAATGATGATTTTTTATTTTATAATAATTTTTTTCTTAAAATTAATAATATTAAATATGTTGATATATTTCCCGATAAAAAATTTATAACTAATAATGAAAATATATCTGAAAATATTGAAGATGTTATTGATATTAATGATATTGATATTGACGATAATATTGATAATAATATTGATAATAATATTGATAATATTATTGATAATAATATTTATGGTAATTCAGATAATTATAACACAACAAAATTTAGTATTAATGATTCTAAAGATATTAGATTTATTTTAAATTCTGCAAATAAAAATTATAATTTTTATTTAATTATAAATTGTTATTTTCAAAAATCTAAAACAGAACAAATATCTAATAAAACTTTAATATATGCTAATACTGGTTGTTATAATAATGCTACCAAATTAGACGATTTATTAGATAAATTTAATAATAATAAAAATAATAAAAAATATAATTATTTTCAAAAATTAATAAAAGATAGTATCGAAAACACTTTAAAAACTAATACAGATACTAAAGATAAAAAAGATATAGATATAAATAAAGATAAATCTAAAAAAGATATAGATATAGATAAATCTAAAAAAGATATAGATATAGATAAAGATAAATCTAAAAAAGATATAGATATAGATAAAGATAAAAAAATAGAAAAAGAATTAAAAGAATTAAAAGAATTAAAAGAATTAAAAGAATTAAAAGAATTAAAAGAATTAAAAGAATTAAAAGAATTAAAAGAAAAAGAAGAAAAAGAAAAAAAAGAAAAAGAAGAAAAAGAAAAAAAAGAAAAAGAAGAAAAAGAAGAAAAAGAAAAAAAAGAAAAAGATAAGATATTAAGAATTGGTGGTATATATACTAAAAAAAATAAAAAAAATAAAAAAAATAAAAAAAATAAAAAAAATAAAAAAAATAAAACAAATAAAACAAATAAAACAAATAAACATTATATTTTAAACAAAAAGAATAATAATATAAAAAAAAATAATATAAAAAGAAAATCTATAAAAAAAAATAATATAAAAAGAAAATCTATAAAAAAAAATAATATAAAAAGAAAATCTATAAAAAAAAATAATATAAAAAGAAAATCTATAAAAAGAGAGAAATATATATAAAAAATAATATAAAGAAACAATAATATATATTAAAAATAATATAAAGAAACAATAATATATATTAAAAATAATATAAAGAAACAATAATATATATTAAAAATAATATAAAGAAACAATAATATATATTAAAAATAATATAAAAAGAAAATCTATAAAAAAAAAGAAATATATATAGAAATTATAATTTTTATAAAATTATTTATATATTATAAATATATAAATAATTATGAAGAAATTTATGCCTAAAAAATTTTTATCTAATAAATTTATTAACTATATTATATTATTATTTTATATTTTTATTTTTATTGCTTTCTTTTATTTTATCTCTCCTCTTTTTTATAATAATAAAGAATATTTTTCCAATAATTCCAATAATTCCAATAATTCCAATAATTCCAATAAAATCATATATTATTATATGAATGGTTGCGGACATTGTATTAAATTTATGCCTATTTGGAATGAATTCGTTTCTTCATATAAAGGTAACCTTATTTTAGAAAAAAAAGAACAAGGTTCCGCAACTCAAGAAATTCAAAAATATAATATTAATGGTTTCCCTTCTATTATTGCAGTTAATTCTAATAATGAATTAATTGATACATTTAATGATAATAGAACACTAGATAATTTAGTTAAATTCGCAAAAAAAATTGATTCTAATTCTAATTCTAATTCTAATTCTAATTCCAATTTTAATAATAATATCAATAATGATACTAATAATATTATTAATTTTCAATCTAGTAACTTTTCATAAAATTTTATAAATCTAATAAAACTTCTTTATTTAATTCTATAAAATCTTTTTCTATATCTACAGGTATTTCTGTAAAACTTATTAATTTCTTATTCAATTCAAATAATTCCATTACATTTTCTTTTTTTAAAGCTTTTTCAAATAATTCTCTATCCTCATAATATTTCCCTACTTTCTTTTTCCCACATTTTTTAAAAATCGGTTTTATATTATCCGACTTATCTCCTAATACTATTTTATAAAATAAATTCTTATCACTTTCTTTAAATATCTTTTTATTATCTAATAAATTCTTATTTTTAAAATTTATTATTTTTGTATTATCATCTAATAATTGTAAATAATCATAATCATTCGCAATTATATATATATTCGCATTTTCATATTTTTCTCTTATCATTTTTTTTGTTACAGCAATTATATCATCTCCTTCCATTTTTGCATGTTTTAATATATGATTCACACCCGCTTTCTTTAATAATTCATTATCATTTTCATATACTATATTGAAAAATTCACTACCCACAAAATTACCCCGCGTTTCTTTATAATTCTCATATAAAGCATTCCTCCATATATCTTTTCTACTACAATCACATGCTGCTATAATTTTAAATTCCTCATTCTTTGCAAATTTTTGTTTCTTCTTTAATAATTTTATACTTTCTATAAATGTTTTCTTAAATTTATCTTTAAACTCCTCATTTATTGATAAATCGGTATCTGTTTCTAATTTTTCTTCTGGTTTCGCATGTTTCCACCATTGTATAATAGCATAATACCTATAAAATATCCAATAACTAGTATCAATTAGTATATAAATCATTTATATTATTATTAAACTTTATTATTTAAATTATAATTTTTTATATATTATTTATCAATTTTATAATTATTTATTTATAAAAAATATATATTATTATATTTTTTATAATATATACATTTTTATAATATATACATTTTTATAATATATATTTTTAATAATATAATAAATCATTTATTAAATTAAATAATAATTTATCTTTAATATTTACTATAAAATTTTCTATACTCATTATTAAATTATTATCATTCTTCATATAATTCATATAATCATTATATAATAAATCATATATATATACATATCTATTATATCTATCTTCTTCTAATATTAAGAAATATTTTTTATATTTCGGAACAGAATAATGTAATTTATGAAATACCCATAATATAAACATATATATTTTATCATCTTCTATATTTATATATTCTGATAAATTATAATGAAGTATTGCTGAAATATTAGCTTTTTTTAATGCTATTGTATTAATTAATTCACGATTATATTGATTTTCTAACAAATTTAAAGAAATTTTATTTTTATTCTTATTCTTATTTTTATTTATAATTCTATTATTTTTTGGTTTTGAATTTTCTTTTACATTTATCAAAAATTGAACTCTTTTATTTTTTATTATATCCATATATATATATTATTTGTATATTAATATTTATATATATTTATCAATTTTTATTAAAATATTATTTTATATATATTAAAAAAATATTCTAATAATATTTCCAAATTATATTCTAATAATATTCTAATAATATTCTAATAATCTTTCAAATTCTATATTATAATATTCTGATAATCTTTTTATTCTTATTGGATTAAATACATAACTACATAATTCCTCCAAAAATTTATAATTTTTTTCTTTCATTTTTAAATAATTTAAAGGACATATTAATCGTTCTATATTTTTATTACTTGCTAACATTTCCCATCTAATATTTATTTTATTTATATTTTCTTCTATCAAATTTATTGCATTTTTATTTCCACATAATATATCCCAATTTATTTTATCCAAATTTTCTTTTAATAAATTTATAGCATTTTCATTATCTGATAATCCATTCCAATTTATTTTTTCTATATTTTTTTCTAAAATATATATAGCATTTTTATTTTGTGATATACAATTCCAATTTATTTTATCTACATTATTTTCTAATAATTCAATAGCATTTGAATTTAAAGATAAACAATCCCAATAAATTTTATCTTCATTTTCCTTTAATAATTCAATTGCATTTTTATTTAAACTCAAATTATCCCATTCTATTTTATATTTATTTTCTTTTAACAATTTTATTGCATTTTTATTTAAACTTAAATTATCCCATTCTATTTTATCTTTATTCTTTTCTAATAATTCTATTGCATTTGAATTTATTGATAATATATCCCAATCTATTTTATTTTCATTATTTTTTAAAATATTTATTGCACCTTTATTTTCAGATAAATTACACCAATTTATTTTATCTATATTTCTCTCTAATAAATTTATTGCATTTTTATTTAAACATAATAAATCCCAATCTATTTTATCTTTATAATTATTTAATATATTTATTGCATTTTTATTCATACATAAATTATTCCAAAATATTTTTTTATTTTTTATTTTCAAATAATATTCTTCTTTTATTTTATTTTCATAAATTGGTTTAAATAACATTTATGTAAATTAATATCTTTTTTAAATATATTAAACTATATTCTTTTTTATATCAATTTTTTTATTATTTTTATATTTTTATATTTATTAAAAAAAATATAAAAATATATTATACTATATTTTTATTTTTAAATTATTTTTTTATTATATTTTTATTTTTTTTATTATATTTTTTTTTATTTTTTTTATTATATTTTAGATTTTTAATAATATTCTAATAATTTTTCAAATTCTATATTATAATATTCTGATAATTTTTTTATTCTTATTGGATTAAATACATAACTACATAATTCCTCCAAAAAATCATAATTTCTCTCTCTCATCTTCTCATAATCCATATCACATATTAAATTTTTTATATTTTTATTTATAGATAAATTATACATATTTACTTTATCTAAATTTCTCTCTAAAATATGTATTGCATTTTCATTTATTGATAATTCATTCCAATCTACTTTATCTAAATTTTTTTCTAATATATATATTGCATTCTTATTATGTGATAATTGTTTCCAATATACTTTATTTAAATTGTTCTCTATTATTTCCATTCCATTTTCATTTGATGAAAACCAACACCAACTTATTTTATCATAATTCTCTCGCAAAATATATATTCCATTCTTATTTAATGATAACCATTCCCAATTTATTTTATCTAAATTATCCTTTAATATATGAATCGCATATTTATTTAATGATAAATTATTCCAATCTATTTTATCTAAATTTCTTTCTATTAAATATATTGCATTCTTATTTAAAGATAAATTTATCCAATTTATTTTATTTAAATTTTTTCCTAATAATTCTATAGCATTCCTATTTAAAGATAAATTACTCCAATTTATTTTATCATAATTGTTTTTTAAAATATCTATTGCATTCTTATTTCTTGATAAACAATCCCAATCTATTTTATTTAAATTTTTTTCTAATATATGTATTGCTTTTTTATTTAAAGATAAAGAAAACCAATCTATTTTATCTAAATTTTTTTCTAAAATATCTATTGCATTCTTATTTCTTGATAAATTTCTCCAACTTATTTTATTTAAATTTATTTCAAATATATCTACACTATTACTATACATAGAAATACTATCCCAATTTATTTTTTCATTTAATATTACATTTTCTTTTATTTTATTTTTATATATTGGTTTAAATAACATATTTTATAATTTTAAATATATTAAACTATTTTATATTCTTTATATCAATTATTTTTATTCTTTATATCAATTATTTTTATTCTTTATAAAAAAATAAAATATATTAAACTATATTCTATTTTTTATATCAATTCTTTATAAAAAATATAAAAAAATTAAAATATATTATACTATATTTATATTTTTAAATCATTTTTATTACATTTTTAAATCATTTTTATTACATTTTTAAATCATTTTTATTACATTTTTAAATCATTTTTATTACATTTTTAATAATATTCTAATAATCTTTCAAATTCTATATTATAATATTCTGATAATCTTTTTATTCTTATCGGACTAAATACATAACTACATAATTCCTCCAAAAATTTATAATTTCTCTCTCTCATCTTTTCATAATCCATATCACATATTAAATTTTTTATATTTTTACTTGAATTATAACATACATATTTCCAATTCACTTTATCTAAATTTTTTTCTAATATACTTATTGCATTCTCATTTACTGACAATTCTTCCCAATCTACCTTATTTAAATTTATTTCTAACAAATTTATCGCATTTTCATTTGATGATAAACGACTCCAATCTATTCTTCCCAAATTTATTTCTATTATATCTATCGCATTTTTATTTAATGATAAATTACGCCAATTTATTTTATCTAAATTCACTCTTAAAATATCTATTGCATTCTCATTTAAACTTATCCTATCCCAATCTATTTTATCCATATTTCTCTCTAATAAATTTATTGCATTCTTATTCTTTGATAAATTTTCCCAATCTATTTTATCCATATTTCTCTCTAATAAATTTATTGCATTCTTATTTTTTGATAAATTTTTCCAATTCACTTTTTCTATATTACTCTCTAATAAATATATTGCATTCTTATTCTTTGATAAATTATACCAATCTATTTTATCCATATTTCTCTCTAATAAATTTATTGCATTCTTATTTTTTGATAAATTTTTCCAATTTATTTTTTCTATATTACTTTCTAATAAATATATTGCATTCTTATTCTTTGATAAATTATACCAATCTATTTTATCCATATTTCTCTCTAATAAATTTATTGCATTCTTATTCTTTGATAAACTATACCAATCTATTTTATCTAAATTTTCTTCTAATAAATCTATATTATTATTATATAATGATATACCTCTCCAATTTATTTTTTCATTTAATATAAAATTACCTTTTACCTTATTTTTATATATTGGTTTAAATAACATATTTTATAATTTTAAATATATTAAACTATTTTATATTCTTTATATCAATTTTATTTCTAATTTCTAATTTCTAATTTCTAATTTCTAATTTCTCATTTCTAATTTCTCATTTCTCATTTCCCATTTCTCATTTCCCATTTCTCATTTCTCATTTTTTATTTATTATTTCTCATTTATAATATATTTATTATTTTGCGGACTACTTAAAAATATTATATGTTAATTTAATATTAATAAGAAATGGATTTTATCGAATTAGAATCCGAAAATATTGATTTTGATAATATTCCTAAACTTAATTTACAAATTAGTAACGATAACGATACCGACAACGAAAACGATATTGATACTAAACCCTCTGTTAATTTTGGAACAGGCATCGAACTTTTAATGAACGACAAAAAATCTACCGATAAAAAATATTCCTCTTCAGTTAATATTGATGATATTACACAATTAGAAAATGAATTAAATAATATCTCTAATTCTAATAACGACCTTCATAAATCTCCCAAAAAATCACTATTTAATGGATTATTCGATAATAAACATTCCAATATTAAAAAAATTGATGAAAATAACAACAACAACAACAACAACAACAATAATAACAATAATAACAACAACAATAATTATAATAATCCTAATTTAGGAAAATCCACTTCTAATTTAAATGAAAATAAAACTTGGGATGGTTATGGTAAATTTACCAATATACCTATTAATATCGATAAAAATAAAGATAATGTTACTCTTTCTAAAGATGAAGAAATGAGAGAAAAATTTAAATATTTAAGAAAATTAGAAGATTTAGAAAAAAAAGGTATTAACATCAGTAAAAGATATAATATCGATTCCGATTTACAAGAAATGATGAACGAATATAATATTATATATTCAGAAAAAGAAAAACAAAATTCTATTAAATTTCAAGGCAAAATGTTAATGTCATTCGTTACAGGTATTGAATTCCTATGTAACAAATTCGACGCTTTCGATATTAAACTTGATGGTTGGGGAGAACAACTTAATGAAAATATTGGCGATTATGATGAAATATTCTCCGAACTTCACGAAAAATATAATTCTAAAGTTAAATTATCTCCTGAATTAAAATTACTATTTCAAGTCGGAGGTTCCGCTATTATGGTTCATATGGCTAATACTATGCTTAAATCATCCATTCCTGGTATGGATGATATTATGAGACAAAATCCCGAATTAATGAAACAATTCACACAAGCAGCAGTTAATACTATGGGACAATCGAACCCTGGTTTCTCCGGTTTTATGAATAATGTTTTTAATAAAAATAATATTAATCCTTCCAATTTCTCAGAAAGAGATATTCCACCTAATGTTAATAATGGCCCTCCTCCTCCACCTATAGAATCTAAATTACCCGAAAGAAGCATTCGGCCACAAAATATTATTAATAGACCCGACCTCGTCAGCGCTCGCGGTAATGAAATACCTATTAATAAAAATCAAGCTAATCCATATGAAGATAATAACATCACTAAAAATACTAGACCTGAAATGAAAGGTCCTTCCAAACAAGCTGATATACATTCTTTATTAAATGGTCTAAAAACTAAACAATTAGATATTAATCAACAAGATAGCACTATTAGTGCCGAAGATTTAAAAGATATTAATGGAACTAAAATTCCTAAATCTAAAAGAAAAAATAAAAGTGACAAAAATATTGTTTGTTTAGATATTTAATTTTTATTTTATAAAATAATTATATAATATTTATTAATATTTATTATATAATTTTAAATAATTTTAAATAATTGATGACATATACATATTTAGATACTCATATTCATTGACATATTCATAACTTCTTCCATATTCATATCATATTCTCCTCCTTTAATTCCCATTATTAAAGCGTTTGGATCTGATATTTCTATATCTAATGATTCTATTTTTAAATCATTAATTTCTAATATTTTAAATTCTATTTCTTTTAAATTCTTATCTATAGTTTTTTTATTATTTAATTCTGATTCTAAATTTTTTAGAAAATCAAAATATTCAATTCTTATAGTATTAAAATTTTGAAAATCATCAGTATAATTTAATATAAAATTAGGTATATTAATACTAATATTTTCAAATTCTAATTTATCATCTATATATTTATTTAATTGAATAATAATTTTTTTAATATCTTTTATTGATGAATATAACTTATTAATTATATCATTATAATCACTATTTATTGTTTCATATTCATTATTATATTTTTCTTTATTATTTTTAAGTTCTGTTTTATTTTTTGTTGTAAGTTCTTTTAATAAATCATTAACTTTTTTTATATAATTAGTATAAATTGTAATAATTGATAATATATTGTCCCTTATAGCTGGTGTTTTTTCTTTTAATCCGTTTATTGTAAAACTATCTTTTTCTTTTAATATATTTAAAGTATTATATACACCATAAATTTTTTCAAAATTATACATATAATTATTTTCAAAAATATTATTATTTGATTTTTCTTTATATTGTAAATATATTATTTGTTTTATTAAAAACGGTAATTCATAAAATTTAAATTTATATTTATTATTAAATTCAATTATAGAATAATAATTTCCTGTTTGTTCAATTATATAAAAATCATAAGTACTATATAATAATTCTATATCTTGAATTGTATCCTCTGAAAAAAAACTTTCAGTTTTTAAATATATTATATTATTTTTTATATTTTCTTTTGATATTGAAATATAATTATTTATTAAATAAGTTTCCTTTTCAGATAAATCTTTATTTTCATCATCAACATTATGTAAATATTTAATTTTATTTAAAAATATTAATTTTTTTTTTAAATTTTTCTCAAAAAAATATAAATTTAAATCATCGATAACATATTCCAGTTTTCTAATATATTGTTCTTTTATATCATTAAATTTAATATTATTAGATTCTGTAAATAATTTATTTTTTATATAATAATTTAATATATATTCTTTTTTTTTTGAGTCTGATTCCATAGTTGTTAATATATTATTAAATTCATTATTTCCTAATTTATTTTCTATATCTATATCATAATATTTTAACAACGTATTTATTAATTTTACTTTTTCTTTATTGTAATTATCATTTTCTATATTTAATTCATTTGATATTAATATTAATATTCTAAATAAATTTTTAGATAATTTCATTTCTTTTTCTTTTTCCCTTTTATCTATATGATCTATATTTGGACGTCTAAAAATACCCAAGCCTTTTGATATTAATGTTTCAGAAATTTTATTTAAAATTACTATTTTATAATTATTATTATATAAAAAATTATTAAACCATTCTTTTGAAGAATTAACTAAACTATATTTATTCATAGTTGAACCTACAACTGCACCATTTACCTCATTATTATCATCTGTATCTTGATTTATTTGATATTTTGATTCATATTCTGATTCTTTAGAACTTAAAAAATTTTTATCTCCATTTTGTAATTTATAAAAATTTATATATATAGATCCTTCCCTTTCTGTCTCAGATTTATCATTATCTACCTGTCTTTGATTATTAAGACCTTTGACTACATCAAACGATATATTTTTCATTTTAATTTCATCAAATCCTTCTAAAGCTTCTTTAGTTAATTCTTTAAATACATCCCATTTAAATGCTCCAATAGAATTTATATCTAAATTTTCTATATGTTCTTTTTTAAATAATTTGATTACTTCTTTTTTTGTACCTAAACTTAATGCAGCTATCGTAATAGGTTTTACATATGTTTTAAATGTTGTCTTGAGTTCCGGCGTATTTAAATTTGATACGTCTATTATTTGATTTTCTGGATAATTAATTATTATTGTTTCAATTTGTTTTTTTAATGTAAATTCATTATTTTTATTTAATCTTTTAATTATATCTGTATTTAACTCTGCAAGTACATCACCTTTTATATTTGGAATTCCCAACTTATTTAATTTTTCTAATATTTCTGGGTTTATATTTTTTAATATTTCAGCAGTAAAATATTCAAATGTTTCAGGTTTTAAATTTTTGGCTTGTTCTTCACTTAATCCTTTAAATATTTTTGAATTTAGTAATTTTATTTTATTATTTAATATTTCATTTATTACATCTTGTTTAAACTTTGATAAATGATTTGACTTAAATATTTTTAAATATATATCTGGAATTAAATTTAAATCTGCTATTGTTAATTTATCGACTACGTCATCTTTTAATGCTGCAATTGTAGCAGGTAATAATTCTTTTATTGAATCATTATTTAAAATTTTGTTTTTTAATCCTTTATTTTCATAAGAAATATACAATTTGCTATCTTTATATATTAATTTTATGTTTGGATCTAATTTTTTAGCTACTTCCTCTGTTAATGCTTCTGCGCCTTCTATAGTAAAAGCAGAAACAGCATCACTTGTTAAATATCTAACTTGATCTGCAGTAAATTCTGAAATTAGTTTAAGTTTTAAATTTTGAATAATATAAGGTGTTAAAAGTCTTAACATATTTGATTTTAGATTTTTTATTGTATTTCTAGGTAAATTCTTTATTTGAAATTGATTTAAACTATTCACATTTTCCTCGGTAATTTTAATTATCGAATTATGAATTTCTTCATTTGTTACAATATTATTATTATAATCTAGCATACCTTTCACTTCCTCTTGTGAAATATAACCATCAATAAAAGAAATTAAAAAAAAATTTTTTGTATCTATTTTAGTATCTTTTCTAGTATCTAAAGTATCTAATAATTTCTCTTTACTCTTTTTTTTAATAATATCAATTATTTCATATATATTTACATCTTTTATTATTTTTTTATTTGCTTTTGTCATATTTTTATTTATTAAATTTAAATACATAATTAATATATTACTTATATTAATATAATTTTTCAATTCTATTTTTATTTCTTTTTCATATATATTTTTTGTAATATCTAAATATTGGTTTGATTGTTCTAATATTTTTTTATTATTTTTTTCTTCTTCTAAACTCCCTGCTTTCATTTTTTTTTTTATATTTATTTTTTTTGTTATATTTTTTTTTAATTTATTTTTAAATGTTATATTTTTATTTAATGACATTAAATATATATAATTTTATATTATATTATAATTTAATATTTATATTTATTTATTTATACTTCTTTATTTATATTTTTTAATTATATTATTATATATTATTATACACTAATAATAATATATAATTTTAATATGTTTAAATCATATTATTATTTCTTATTTGTTTTTTTAAATGATTTTTTTAAATTTATAAGCCCTCCTCCTCCGTGTGGTACATCTCCAGGTTGATTTGCAGGTGGAATTCCACCTGGAGCAACTACTGGTACATTTCCAGGTTGAATTGCAGGTGGAATTACACCTGGAGCAACTACTGGTACTACTTGTAATGGTATTACTGTTTTTAGCTGAGGTAAATTATTAGATTTTTTCAATATAATACTTATTATTATTGAATTCCTGATATTACTTAATAGTATATCACGTATAGTTATTACTAGATCTTGATATTCTGCTTGAGCTATGTTAGGATATATTTGTCTATATATTTGTCTAATTTCATTAGTTCGTTCTTCATGAGTTACAGCACGTATATATGGTTGTTCTACTACAGATATTATATTATAATCAATCTTTAATTCTAGAAATTCTTTATAAAGATTTATATATCTTTTCAAATAGTTGTTATTAAAATTATTATCAGGATTATTAAAATTAAAGCCATATAATATATTAGTTAAATTAATAGGAATAATTTCATCTGAATTAATTATTTCTTCTATATTTTGATTATCTTCAACTTGATCTTCTCCATCATTTTCTATATTATGATTTATAAATTTACTCATATAATAACATTGCACTAAAATTTTATAAATATTGTTTTGACATAATTCTTTATTGCTATAATCTAAGTCATCACTAAATTGATTATTAAAATTATTATTACTTAAAATATATGGTGCATTTTCTGGATTTTCTGCAAGTATTTTATTATACTTTATTAATGATATAAAAAATAAAGGATTCAAAGTTTTATGATTACAATTTAGAGTATTTGCATTTATTAAATCCGGATGAATAACATTATATATGTCTCTTAAAAAACTAATAAACTGATTACGTAATACTTCCTTAATATTAATATCAAAATCAATTAAATCTTCTTCATCTAAAACGCCGTTCATATTTACTATATTTTTTAAGTATCTGTTTAGTAGAACCACATTTTGCACATTTTGTTCTACAACAAAATCTGTTATATTAAACATATTTTTCAATAATAAAAATCTTAACATAACTATATGAATTTTTTTCATATTTATATTTGGAATTAGATTAATTTCATCAAAATATTCTCTAAATACTTCATTTCTAATGTGATCGGATAAAGGTGGACCATTAGGTATAAGTAAATGTATATACTTTAATTCATCTGGTATATCAAAACCTATATATATATTATTTAACACATTATCATTTCTATATATATTAAAAAAATTATTTGGATTATTTGGATTATTTGGATTATTTGGATTATTTGGATTATTTGGATCATTTGGATCATTTGGATTATTTGGATTATTTGGATTATTTGGATTATTTGGTAGAGCATTTTGAAAACCTACAATATCATTAAATAAAAAACCAAGAATAGATAACCCCATATTTTTAATATTTTCTAGTGATATTTCATTATCTAAATCTTGCGGTGACATAGATAAAAAATATTTAGCATAAAAGTGTAATATTTCAATTGATTTATAATTTTTTTTTTCTAAATTATCTATATCTTTTATAGCTGACCCCGCATTATTCAGGTTTAGTCTTTCCCTATCTAAAACATATCTTTCATCACCCATATTTATTATATAAATAAATTATAATTATATTTTTATATATTTATTTTAATAAATATATAAAAATAAATATTTTATTTTAAATTTATTCACAAATTATTTGTATATGCATGAATAACAATAATTTTTTATCACATATGTGGTAATCAAAGTATATCTACATCTTGATTTGCAGGTTGATCTTGTGGTTTGAAATTATCTTTATAAATAATAGGTGATTTTACATTATCAACAAATTTTTTTAATTTTCTTAATTTAATATTATATACTCTTAAAAAATCATCATCATTATTAACATTCTCCATAATATTTTGATACCCTCTATAGATATCTTCTATTGCATTTTCCTGAATGCCGATATCATTTTCTAATTTATATTTTAATATGTATATTATATCTTTTCTTGTTAATAAATTTATATATTTTATAAATAAATCTAATCTTGTTATTTTATCATCATCATTTTTAATAATTTCTATTATATAATTACCTGTAGTTGCTGCCCTATTATCTTGGTGATTGAATAAATTAACTTGATTTAAAGTATTATTTAAAGCTGTAATAGGTTGATTAATAGGTGCTGGGTCCGCGTTTTCCATATATATATATATATTTAATATATATATATATATATATTTAAACCATTT